CAGCCGGTCGGCGCCACTGTGTATCTGCTTCGACTTCAACGTGGAGCCAGGCATCGCGGTGATCGCCCAGCAGCAGCTCTTCCGGCGGTCAGCCGGCGAGCGCGCCGACCGTCCAGAGGTCGCGGACGAGATCATCGCGGTCGTTGGAGAGGTTTGGATCCCGCACGACTCGCGTACCGAGCACGTCTGCCGCAAGATCCTCGCGGACTGGGGCCACCACGAGGGCCACGTGCTCGCCTACGGTGACGCGACGGGAGGCTCGAGGCACACGTCGCAGGTCGCTGAGGGCACCGACTGGCACATCATTCGATCCATGCTCACGGAGGGATTCCGCGGGTCGGTCGAAGTGCTGCATCACCGGCGGAACCCGCCCGAACGCGATCGCGTCAACGCTCTCTGCTCGCGGCTGCGATCGGCGGACGGCAGGGTGCATCTCCTAGTCTCGTCGGACTGCCCGAACATGCTCGACGACCTCGACGGCACGATGCTTTTGGAAGGCGGCGCGGGCGAAATCGACAAGGCCAAAGACCGTCGTCGGACGCACATGACCGACGCGCTTGGCTACATGGTTGAGTACGAGCACCCTGTGCGCTTAGTCTCGGTGACGGATTCGGAGATCGTATGACCATCAGCGACAGCTTTGTGACGTTTGCTCCCTTCGCCTTGCTGCTGCCTTTGCTCGGCTGCGCGGGTGCACCGAAGAACGTGCGCGAGCTCGACGCTATGACGCAGGAAGAGTTCGTGTCTTGGCGCGATCGAACCAGCCTCGCCGCGGAAGAGCTCGCGCTGACCGCGGTTGAAGCCGAGCCCAAAGCCGCAAAGGTTGTCGAGCAGCTCGCCGCCACGATGAAGCTCGCGGCTGGCGGGCCCGTTTCAGCGCCGCTGCTCGAGCTCATCGCGGAGGATCCGGCCTACCACGGCGTCCTGCGCCTCGGCTTGCTGGAGCTCGCGTCGCTGCTGCGCGAGAAGCTCGGCGCTGATTCTCACCCGCGCGTCAGCGAGCTGGTGATGGCATGGGCTGACGGGCTCGATCGCGGCTTGGTTCGCGCACAAGCGAAGTAGGAGCACGACATGAAGGAAGTGGGCATCCCGTGCGGCGCGTACATGGAGATGGAGGCACGTTGGAAGCTGCTCCACGACCTTCAGGGCGGGACCGAAGCCATGCGCAAGGCCGCGACGGAGTGGCTGCCGCGCGAAGAGGCTGAAAGCGATCTTTCGTACCGCGCTCGCCTCGGTCGCAGCTTCCTCTACGGTGCCTTCTCGGACACCGTGACCAAGCTCCGAGCCAAGCCGTTCTCGCGCTTCGTCGATGTCGCGGGCCGCGATGACTTGGAGCCGATGCTTCAGTTGATCGAGGACGACGCAGACAACGGTCGCACCTCGCTCACGCAGTTTGCCTCGGCCATGTTCGAGGACGCGATCGTCCACGGACTGACCCACGTGATGGTGGACTTCGCGCCCACGACCGGCCAGCAGACGCTGCTCGAGGAGCGCGAGCGGCAGCTGCACCCTTACTTCGTGCACGTGAAGGCCGAGCAGATGATCGGCTGGCAGTATGAGGTCGATCCTGCCACATCGAAGCACGTGTTGACGCAGGTTCGCATTCGAACGACGCGCACCGAGAACGACGGCAAGTGGGGCCAGAAGTCGGTTGTCTACATCCACGTCTGGACGCCCGAAGTCGTCGAGGTCTGGCGCGAGGAGCAGAACGACTTTGCGCTGGTCGAGGTCAAGGCGCACAGCTTCGGCGCGATCCCGCTCTACACCTGCTACTTCGAGCAGACGGGCTACATGGTCGCGGACCCGCCGCTCGAGGACTTGGCGTGGTTGAACCTTGAGCACTGGCAGAGCAGCAGCGAGCAGCGAAACGTTCTGCACATCGCGCGCGTGCCGATCCTTTACGAGCGCGGAGCCGTCGCCAGCACCGGCCCTGATGGCAAGCCGCGAGGCGCGTCGATCGTGATCTCGACGACCAAGGCCCGCCAGACGACGCGCACGCCCGCGGAGGCTGACCTTCAATGGGTCGAGGTCGGAGGCAAGAGCATCGAGGCGGGAGCGCAAGACCTCGCCAAGATCGAAGAGCGGATGCAGGTGCTTGGGATGCAGCCGTTGGTCGAGAGCGCGGCGAAGACCGCGACCGAGGTCGGCACCGCAGAAGCGCGCACGCACTCCTCGATCAAGGCGTGGATCTCATCGCTCAATGACGCGCTCTTCGAGGCGTACTACATGGCGGCGAAGTGGATCGGCGCTGAACTGCCGACCGAGTTCGCCGTGCAGGTCTGGGATAAGTTCGAGCTCGAAGCCCGCAGCGACGCCGACATGATGCACCTGCTTCAGATGCGCGCGAGCGGCGACATCTCGCAGAAGCGTCTGCTGCTTGAGGCAAAGCGCCGCGGCAAGTTTGGCGACGACTTCGACGTGGAGGAGGAGCTCGAAGCGACGCAAGATCAGGAAATGCCGACCGCGCCCAGCGCGTCAGATTTGGCACTTATCGCTCGCGTGCGTCGTGAGGAAGCAGCAGAAGAGGCCGCAGAAGAGGTCGAGGATTGATCCATGGAGATGGTGACTTTGAGCTGGGAAACGGTTGTCGCCATCGTCACACCGCTGATCGCGGCGGGTGTCTGGATCGTCAAATGGATCGTCGCTCGAAGCGACCGCGACCGCGACGACCTGCTGAAGCGCATGGACGCTGACCGCGCTGACGCGACCGAGGATCGCAAGATTCTGCGAGATTCGCTGCACGCTCTGCGAAGCGCGGTGCAGGTCGCCAGCAGCGAAGGCGAGATCCTGACGCAGCAACTCGCGGCCATGACGCAAGCACAACAACGCATCGTGTGGACGCAGGAACGAATCCTTGCGCACATCGAGGCGAGGGCAAGGAAAGACCTGCATGAAAGCCAAGGGTGACGCGTTCGACGTGAAGACTTGGGCGGAAAACGCTCAAAGGATCAAGAACACCTGCTGCATCTGCGTCGGCAAGCCCCAGCCCGCAGCTGCGATCAAGCTGATCGCTGAAATGCGGCTCAAGGGCGAAACTGAGGTCTCGCAGCCGCAGATCTCGCAGATGCTGAAGGAGCGGTTCGGCGTGCGGATCGGCACCTCGTCGATCCAACGTCACGTGCGCAGCTGCCTTGGGATTCACTGGGGCAGCGCGACGAGGCTCAAGTGAGCAAGCGCAAGTCGGTCAAGGAGTGGGCGAAGGACGCACAGTCTGAACCGGCAGCGATCAAAGAACTGCGCCTCGCCAACGAGCAGCTGCGGCGGCGGCTGACCTCGCAGGGCGGGCAGGGTGAGCTAATCCTTGAAGCAGTGCGCACCGCTTTCGAGGACTACGAGCCGCCGACAATCCCTGCGCCAAAGGCTCAGTCGAAGCGCAAGGAGCGCGAAATCGCCGTCCTGCATCTCAGCGACACGCAGTTTGGCAAGGTCACGCGCACGTACGACAGCGAGATCGCAACCGAGCGCGTGCTCGAGTTCGCGCGCCGCAGCCTCGCGTGCATTGAGCGGCACCGGAGCTACGCAACGATCGACGAGGCGCACATCTACCTCGGCGGCGACATGATCGAGGGCGAGCTCATCTTTCCTGGCCAAGCTCACCTCATCGACCAGAGCGTGTTCGACCAAGCCGTGCGCACCTGTCCTGAGGCGATGGCGCGGGCGATTATGGCCCTCGCCGCGGGCGTTAGCCGTGTTCGCGTGATCGCGGTCTGTGGCAATCACGGCAGGCCCAGCAGCAAGCACGCGGGATCGCACCCTCGAACCAACTGGGACCGCGTTAGCTACGAGACGGCCCGCATGATGGTCGGCAAGAATCCGCGCATTGAGTGGGACATCGCGGACGACTTCTACACCGTTAACCACGTGCTCGGGCACAAGCACCTTGTGGTGCATGGGCATCAGATCCGCGGAGGGTTCGGCGGCTTCCCGTTCTACGGCGTCGGCAAGCGGGCGTGGGGCTGGATCGACTCGATCGAGGAAGAGTGGCATCACCTCTACTTCGGCCACTTCCACACAATGACGACGGGCAACCTCAACGGGCGCTGGTGGTTCTGCAACGGCACGACGGAATCGGACAACGACTACGCGCGCGAAGAACTGAGTGCCTCGGGCGTGCCGGTGCAGCGGCTTCAGTTCTGGAGCGCCGAGCACGGGCTGGTAGCCGACCGACCGATCTACCTGCGGCACGGCCTCAAGGGCAAGCGTGGCAAGATTGCCTACGACGCGTGAGCAGGTGCTCGGAGTGGCGAGCCTGCTGAGCAAAGAGCTACCGCTCACTCGTCCGGTCAAAGTGCGAGTAGGCAAGCGGCTAAGTTACGAGTACGGCTACTGCCAGCTGGACCGCCGCGGCTTTCGGGTGGTCGTGAATACGCGAATCGCGGACCCGTGGCATCCTCGAGGTCGGCCTGTGACCGTCGGTGAGGCCATGGAAACGCTTTGCCACGAATGGGCGCACGCGTTGGCTTGGACATCGAACGTGAGTTCCAAGGATCACGACGCCGCATGGGGCAAGGCGTATGCGCGCGTCTATCGGGTAGTCTTTGAACAATGACGGACGGCGACCGATTCGACGGGCCTGTTCGCACGGTCAACGACAAGATCGTGCGCGACTGGCTGCGTCACGCTCACCAGCTGGAGCGCGTCTCGCAGCATGAGGCGGCGAGGATCGAGAAGTTCCTGCGCTCGGATGTCCTGCCCGACATCATGGGCAAGCTGGTATCGCGCCTCGAGCGCATCAACGCGCGCGGATACGACGCTGGCGTGGAAAGCACAAAGCGTTTCAAAGACCTCCGCGAGCAGATCATGCAGATCGTGGACGAGGGCGTGCAGCAGGTAGCCAAGACGAACGTCAAGGAGCTTGAGCGCCTGAGCGTCTACGAGGCCCGCTGGCAGAAGAAGACGATCGAGGCGGCCATCCCTGAGAGCATCGGCATCAACCTGACGCTGCCCGATCCCAAGGTGCTGCGCGAGCTGGTGAAGACTCGCCCGCTCGCCGGCTATGGCATCGAGGAATGGTTCGACAAGCTCACCGTGGACACGGCAGACCGAATCGAGCGCGAGGTCCGTATCGGGCTGGCCGAGGGTCAATCCGTGCCGGACATCGCCCGCCGCATCCGAGGTACTGCCGAGCTCGACGGCGGCGACGGGGTTTTTGCGATCACGCAGCGGCACGCCCAAGCCATCGCCCGCAACGCCTCGATCCACGTCAGCAACCAAGCGCGGCAGGAGCTCTTCAAGGACAACGAGGACATCATTGACCGCGAGCAGTGGGTCGCCACGCTTGATACGCGCACCTGCAAGAAATGCGGCGCGCTCGACGGCAAGGTGTTCCCAGTCGGAGAAGGGCCGATGCCGCCCGCGCATCCGCCTGGCCCGTCCGGCGGTGCTTGTCGCTGCGCTCGGGTCGCCGTCGTTCGCCCCCTATCGGAGGTTCTTGGGCGCAAGAAGAAGGGCGAAGGGCGTATCACCGAGGGCGAACGGGCTTCGATGAACGGTCGCGTCAGCACCTCGACGACCTACTCCGAGTGGCTAAAGACGCTGCCGCAGGACGAGCTCGAGGAGGCGCTCGGCGCCACGCGCGCGAAAGCCTTTGCGGACGGCGAGCTCACGCTTGAGAAGATGGTGGACCAGAGCGGTCGCACGCTGTCGCTCGACGAGCTTGCTAAAGTGGAGGGGCTGGACCTTGAATAGCGTCCGTCCTCTGTTAGTTATTTTTAGTGTCGCTGGGTGATCCGGCGACCAAGGCGTGACGCCTAATCACAACACGGAAACGAATGGCAAAACCCAAGACTGTCCTGTCCGATTCTGAGTTCGCTGCGCTTCCTGAGAACGTGACGCTCTCACGCGCCGACCTCTACACCAAGACCGAAGATGGCTATGTGCTGAACGTCGAGCCTGTGAAGGGCTGGGACGTGAAGCCGGTCGAGAAGCTGATGGCGGCTCTTGGCAGCGAGCGCACGACGCGCGCTGACCTCGAATCCAAGCTCAAGGCTCTTGATGGCCTCGACCCGCGTGCCGCGCGTGAAGCGCTGGCGAAGGTCAAGGAATGGCAGGAGTCGCCGCCGGAAGCGCGCGCAAAGGCTCAGGCCGATGCGCTGCTCAAGGAGGCGCAGACTAAGTATCAGCAGGAAACGTCGAAGTTGCGCGGGCAGCTTGAGCGCGAGCTCGTCGAAGCGAAGGCCCGCGAGGCGCTTGCCAAGCACAAGGGCAACGTCGATCTCCTGCTTCCGCACGTGAAGGGCCGCATCAAAGCCGAGGTCGATACGGACGGCGAACTGCGCGCCTATGTCGTCGATCAGAGCGGCAACAAGGCGCACGTGATGGGCAAGGACGGCTCGATGCAGCCGATGTCGATCGAGTCGCTTGTCGAGCAGATGCGCGCGCAAGATTCGTACGCTGCGGCCTTCCAAGGCTCGGGAGCGAGCGGCGCAGGAACGCAGACGGGCCGCGGCGGCTCGACGGGCGCGTTCACGATCTCTGCCTCGCAAGCGCGGAACGATCCGCGCGCGTACCAAGCGGTGCGCGACCGCGCGATCGCTGCTGGCCAGCAGGTCCAGATCACCCAAGACTAGAACACCGACGAGGCGTGTCGCCTCGCGGAAAGCAGGTAGCGTGATGCGACCTGCGCAGCGACCGAGGAGTGATTCCAAAGGCGCTGGGGACATCCACTCAACGCAACAGAAGCAACAAGGAGGGCACCATGCCCACGAACACTCTCGGTTATTACGATCCGGCGTTCTACGCCAACGAAGCGCTGATCCAGCTGCGCAAGTCGCTGGGCTTCGCCAACACCGTCTACATGGGCTTCGACGCCGAGCGTCGTGCCTTCGGTCGCGGCGACGTCATCAACATCAAGCGTCCCGCCGCCTTCACCGCGCAAGCGGCTCCGTCGTCTGCGCAGGACATGACCACCGGCAGCGTGCAGATCGCGCTCGACCAGTGGCAGGAAGTCAAGTTCAGCCTCACGGACAAGGAGATCGCCTACACGGGCGATCAGATCATCCGTGACCACATCGCGCCCGCCGCGTACGCGCTGGCGGACAAGATCGATCAGGACGGCTGCGCGCTCTACAAGCAAATCGGTGCTTCCTCGACCGTGGGTGCTCCGGCTGTCGTGGACAACCTCCTCGACGCTCGCCGCATCCTGATGACGGCTCAAGCTCCGATGATCGATCCGTCGCGGCTGTCCGTGATGGTGTCGCCCACCATCGAGCAGCAGCTTCTCAACACGACGAACCTCGCCCAATGGCAGGGCGCTGGTCCGACGGGTGAAGCGACGCAGGTCACCGGCGCGCTCGGTCAGCGTTTCGGCTTTGGCCGCATCTTCGCCAACCAGAACGTCTCGGCGCACACGGCGGGCACGTATTCCGGTTTGACCAGCCCTGTCTGCACTGCTACCGCAGGCGCAACCAGCGTGACGATCACTGGCGGCGGCTCGGGCTCCGGTACTCTCAAGGCTGGCGACATTGTGACCATTGGTGGTCGTACTTACGCGGTAACCGCTGACGTGACCGGCGGTGCGGCGGCGATCACCGTCAGCATTTCTCCGGCTCTTGAGGTTTCGGTCACGGGCGCGGTGTGTTCGTTCAACACGACGACGGTCATCGCCGAAAACCTCGCGTACCACCGCGATGCGTTCGGCCTTGCGATGGCGCGTCTGCCCGACTTCAGCAACACGGGGCTGTTCGGCACCGCGGCGCTGGGTGCTCAGGTTGCGTCGGTGCAGGATCCGGTCACGGGCCTCGCCGTTCGCTCGCGCATCTACTACGTCGGCAACAGCTCGGAAGTTCACGTCGCCCTCGACGTGCTCTACGGCTGGAAGTGCCTGAACCCGCGCCTCGCCACGCGTCTCCGCGACGCGAGCTAGTCTCGGAGTGAGTGAAAGCCGAGCGGCGGTGACTGCTGCCGTCGCTCGGCTCAACCCTTAGCAGTCGAGGTTCAGCACATGGCGTTCGTGGTCGAAGATGGCAGCGGACTGACGACGGCGACGAGCTACGTCTCGATCGCTGAGGCGGACGCCTACACGTCGGAGCTCGGGCTCACGGCTTGGACGGGCACGACCAGCGCCAAGCAGACGGCGCTCATCAAGGCGCAGCGGTACATCACGCAGGTCTATCGCGGCGTCTGGAAAGGCGTGCGCAAGACCGAGCTGCAATCGCTCGACTGGCCGCGGCTCGATGTGATGGACGTTGACGGCTACGACGTGGACAGCGAGTCGGTGCCCGCGCCGATCAAGGAAGCGCAGATCGAGCTCGCCGTGAAGGCGCTGACTGCCGAGCTTCTCTCGGATGTGGCGACGGACGCAAGCAACATCGCCTCGGAGACAAGCACTGTCGGTCCCGTGAGCTACGCGGTCAGCTACACCGGCGGCAAGGCGTCGCAGAAGTCGTACGCCACCGTGTCGCTGCTGCTTGAACCGTACATCGTTGGCGCTGGCGAGATCGTGAGGGGCTGATGACGGGCGCGCTTGATACCAAGATGCGCGCTGTCGCTGAGACGCTCATCGAGCGTTTTGGCAAGTCTGTGCAGTGGACCACGTACACAGATTCCGTGGACCCGATCGCTGGCACGGTTACGCGAACTCCTAGCGCGAGCACGGTGACGATCTCGCCGCCGGTCGGGCCAAACAGCGCATACGAGCCGAACCAGCTGCTCGATCTCGGTGAGTTCGAGGTCATGCTTGCCGCCTCGGCTATCAACTTCACGCCGAAGGTTGGTGACGAAGTGGGAATCGAAAGCGTTACCTACACCTCGATCGCCGTGGATAGCATCTACAGCGGATCGCAGATCGCGGCGTTTCGCGTGAGGCTGCGTCGCTAATGGGCAGCGCCGAGCGCACCGCCGCGTTCGCCGAGCAGCTGCGCAAGGAGGCGCGGCGCTTCACCGAGGAAGAGATCCCGCTCGTCGTTCGTGCCACAGGCATCAAAGCGCTCGAGCTCGTCGTCAAGGGCACGCCGGTCGATACGGGTCATGCGCGCGCGAACTGGCAGGTCAGCTTGGACGTGCCGACCGATAGCGTCCTTGACGCCCGCGACAAAGCAGGGCAAAAGACCGTGCGCGACGGCACGCGCAGCCTCGCGCGCGCGAAAGCCGCGCCGCACATCTTCCTGACCAACAACGTGCCATACATCGAGGTGCTCGACGATGGCAGGGTCGAGCGCGGCAAGCAGGAAACAGACCTCACGGGTGGATCGGACACGCCGCGCCCGCGTCGTCGAGGCGCATCGGGCAGCATCCAAGCGGCGCAGGGCATCCTGAATCCTGCCTTTGACGGCATCTTGGCCTACATCGACGAGGCATTGGAATGATCGTCGCGGCATACGATCGTCTCGCGCCGCTGCTGGAAACGGCGCTTCTGTACGCAGCCGAGAACGAGTTTGGCGTGCAGCCGCTCGACACGCTCGACTATGTGGCCTGGGAGAACGCGCCTTTTGTCGTTCCGCCTCCCGTCGGCACGTTCTCGGGCTTCTGGGCAAAGGTCGAGATCGACTGGCGCGGGCTCGAGCAGATGAGCTTTGGCGCAGGAAATCGTTACAAGCTCGCCGGCGAGGCCGTCGTCACGCTCTTTGCGCCCGTCAACAACGGCGACGCTTTTACTTTGACCAAAGCGGGCATCCTGATCACGTGGCTTACAAACAAGACGAGCGGCATTGTGCGCACGTTCAACGCCTCGCACAGGCCGATCCTGCGTGATGGCGCGTGGTGGTCGGTCGAGGTCGTGGTGCCTTTCGAGGCCATCGACAGCTTCGCACTTCCCGCATCGTCGTACTCGGGCACGGCTGATCTGCTGAACTGGCACAACGCGATCCGCAGCCGAGTCAATACCGTCTGCAACATCGAAAACGTGCCTGTGGCCTACGACAACGCACCCTTCACTCCAGCGGCGAACACTCTGTGGGTCAACTGCTTGGTGATCGACCGTTCGACGACGCAGCAAAAGGGCGGAAGCTCGCCTAAGAAGCGCGAGCAGGGCATCGTGCGACTGGTGCTAAACGCGCCGATCAACACGGGCGTCCGAGCGACCTACACGCTCGCGGACACCCTTGCTTCGTCGTTCCGTGCGGTTAGTGTTTCCAAGGTCAGGTACGGGGTGCCGCAGCTGTCTGCGCTTGGTAGGTCCGGCTCCTACCATGTCGAGCAGCTCGACGTGCCCTACACCGTCGAAGAGGTCATCTAATGGCAAACAGCAATAGCGTCGGGCTCGCGCTTGCGACTGAGGTCACGTACGGCACCTGTCCCGCCTCGGCGGACATGAAGGAGATCCGCTTCACTGCTGAGTCGCTCGCCAAGACGACCGGCAGCACAACCTCGGCAGAGATCCGAAGCGATCGTCAGATCACCGACGTGGTGCGCGTGTCGGCTGGCGCTGATGGCTCGATCGACGGCGAACTGAGCTATGCGGCCCTCACGACAACCTCCAGCGCGCAGGACATCCTTCTCGAAGCCGCGCTGATGTCCGCGACTTGGAGCGCGATCCAGACCAACACGGGCACGTATTCGTGCACCTCGGGCGGTACGACCATTACCGGAACTGGAGTCGGGACTAGCATCACCGCCGGTCAGTGGGTGCGCTTCAAGGACGGCACGACGCTGATCGGGTACTTCCTTGTGACCGTGGCCTCCGCAAACTCGCTGACCGTCGCGCAGACGCTGCCCTCTAGCGTGACTGGTGGCGGCAACGAAGAAATCGAAGCCGGAGCAGCGATCAAGAACGGCACTACCGAGCGCAGCTTCTCGATCGAGAGGTCGCACGCGGACCTGAGCAACACCTTCGAGCTCTACACGGGCATGAAGGTCAACAGCTTCTCGCTGAACGTCGCCGCGGGCTCGATTTCGCGTATCTCGTTCGGCATGGTCGGTCAGGACGAGGAAAGCAAAGCAGCGACCTCGGGCGACGGAAGTGTGACTGCGCACGTCGCCAACGCGGTCATGAACGGCGTGGATAACGTCTACTCGGTGCGCGAAGGCCACGTCTCGCTCGGCACGATCGTTCGGGCGTTTTCGATGCAGGTGCTCAACAACCACTACGGGCGCGAAGCCGTCGGGCAGCTCGGCCCGATCTCAATGGGCAGCGGCACCTGCACCGTCACCGGCACGCTCACCGTCTACTTTGAGAACAACACGCTGCTCGACGACTTCCGCAACTGGGTGACGACGAACCTGACGTTCATCATGCAAGACAGCGCTGGCAACGCGTACTGCTTCGCCATCCCTGAGTGCAAGCTGACGCTCGGGCGCGCGAGCACGCCTGGCTTGAACCAAGACGTGACTGCGGAACTGAGCTTCCAAGCCTTCCGCGACGCTACGCTCAACGAGACGATCCGCATCACGCGCTGGGATGCCTGATGGTGAAGCTGAAGTCGATCGCGGTCGATCCTAAGGCCGAGGCCGAGGGCGTCTGGCTGGAGTACGTCGTGGGCTTCAGGGTCAAGGTCGCCAGCACGGCGACTCGGGCTTTCCGCGATGCGATGGAGGCGGCGATGCTGCCCTATCGGGAGCTCATCCGCGCCGACCAAGGCAAGGAGAAGGGCGAGCGCAAGTTCACCGACGAGATGCGTACGCAGGTGCTGCGCGAGGTCGTAGCCAAGCACGTGCTCGTCGGCTGGGAAGGGCTCGAAAACGACGACGGCGCGACCATCCTGTATTCGCCTGAGCGCGCGCTTGAGCTCCTATCGGATCCGGCGATGCACCGCTTGGTTTCGTGGCTGGAGACGGCTGCGGCGAGCGAAGAGGTCTACCGAGCCGAACGGCTGGAGCGTGACCGAAAAAACTAGTAGCCGCGCTGCGGTGGTCGCTCCACTACGGCGCGGAGGCCGAGCTGCACAGAAGGAAGGAGACGCGGGCATGGAAAGAGCGAACCGAGGTGCACGCGGACCTCGCATGGGTGCTAGCGGCTTTTGGCGCGCTTTCCTCGACGCGAAAGGCAAACGGGCTCGGTGCAGTCTCAGGAATCGCTCCAAGCGAGGTAGTGGCTTGGCTCGACCTGCGCGTTATCCTCGACGCAGAGAAGCGTCGGGAGTTTGCCTTGTTGATCGAGGCGCTCGACGCCGAGTTCCTGAGCTTCGCGGAGTCCAAGGCTAGTCATGGTGCGCAAGGTAGCCCTCCAGCTAGAGATCGACGCGCGCCAGATGCAGCAGGGCGCGCAAGAGGCAAATCGCGCGCTTGATGTTGTCGGTCAGAAGGCCGCCAAGGTTGGGCAGGATGTTGACCGTCAAGCCAAAGCCGTCGAGCGCGAGATCGACACGATCGTCGATGGCGTGAAGGCCGAGCAGAAGGCGCTCGACGAAACGGGCCGAAAGGCTACTGACTCGCTGGTCAAGACCGAGAGGGCTCTAGTTGGCGCGTCCAAGCAGACGGCGAACTTCCGCGAGGAGATGAACAAGACCGGCGGCATTATGGGCGCCGTCGAGGAGAAGTTCCGCGGGCTCGGCAAGGCGGCTGTCGGCATCTTCGCCGCCGATGTTGTGGCCAAGGTGTTCGGCTTTACGTCCGCGATGGACGTGCTCCAGAAGGCGAGCAACGCGGTCGCCACAAGCATCAAGTCGATCGGTGTCGAACTGCTCGGGCTCAAGAACATTCAAGACCAAGAGCAGGTGCTCGAGAGTCTTACCGAGCAAATGCGCAAGCTGGAGGAGATGCGCAAGGCGCAATTCCTGACGGTTGCTACGGCTGGAGGTGCTGTCGAACTTGCTCGCCCTGATCTCGGCGGCAACATCGAGCTCCAGATGGAGATGCTGAAGCTGGTAATGCAAGCCCAGCAGCGCATCGCCAACATCGAAGCGGGCCTTACGCCTGGCCAAAATGGCTTTGCGATCTTCGGCAATCGCCGCGCGATGCAAGCGGGCGGACTTCCTCCGCAGCTACCTCAAGAGGCTGTCGAATCGCAATACACCGTGCAGGGCGTTCTTGCCGAACTGCGCGACTCCCTGCGCTACTTGGCCGACGAGGCCTCGCTTGCTGCTCGAGGCACGACCAGAGCGGCAGAAGCTCTTAACGGCATCAGCGTCGCGGCTCAGGGCGGACAGATGTTTCCCGTGCAAGCCTTTGAGATGCGTCCTTTCGTGGGCGACATGGAGCGAGCACGCGAGCAGCAACGGATCGAACGCGCTCGCCTGCTTCAGGAGTCGCGTCGTGGCGGCATGGGAATCAACGCGGGCTACACCGCACAGACGATGGGCTTTGGCGGAATCCCTGAGCCAATCTTCCAGCAGCCGACGGGCGTGCAGGGCATTGGCATGGACTACTTCCTGCCGCCGCCGTCGGGAGTTCCGAGGCTTGCTGCAAGGCCGCTTGAGCAGCCGTCCGCGCTCGAGCAGCGGTACTCTGTCGATAACATCGCGCAGGACTTCACATCGCAGTTCTACGGCGCGATGAAGAACAGCCTCATGACCGGCGACTTCAGCGACTTCGGTCGGCAGGTCACGACGATGATCGGGAGCTCGCTAATCGATGCTTTAATCGCGGCTCCCTTCCAAGAAGCCATGAATGCTTTGGTGTCCGCTCTCTTGGCAGGTATTCGTGGCGCGATGGGCGGCCCTGCGGCCGCTGCGGCCGCTGCGGCTCCGGCTGACTCAGGTCAAAGCGCACCTGCTGCGATGCGCGCGAGCACGGCGAGCACATCGAACGCGGGATACCGCAGCCAGCGCCAAGCGGCTGATGACTACAACAGGCGACGCATCGTATGACCTTCCACGACATCGAACTCGACCGCGCGTACAGCTACGGATCGGTCATCACCGAGCAGGGCAACACGGCGGTCGTGCAGCTTTCCTCGGGTCAAGAGGAGCGCATCCAGCGTTGGAACGACACGCAGCTGGTGGCCAACCTCGGCTATGCGGTCAAGACCTACGCTGACCTGCAAGCGATCCTGAAGTTCAAGCGCGCTCGCGGGCATCGCGCGCACAGCTTCCGCTTCTGGAACCCGCTCGACTACTCAACCAACGCCGCCAACACGCCAAACGACACCAGCACGGCTCTCGTCAGCGAAACCGATCAGCTGCTCGGCACGGGCAACGGCACGACTACGACTTTCCAGCTTGTGAAGCGTTACGTCAACGGCTCGCAGACCGTCGTGCGCAACCTGCACAAGCCGATCTCCGGCACGGTCAAGGTCGCGCTCAACGATGTGAACCAGACAAGCGGCTGGAGCGTCAACCTGAGCACGGGCATCGTGACCTTCACCTCTGCGCCTGGCGTCGGTGTTTCGGTCAAGGCTGGGTGCCAGTTCAACGACGAGGTGCGCTTTGAGAGCGATGATTCTGGGGTGTCTCTACAGAACTTTGAGCGCGGCGAGGTTGTTGGCGGTCTGCGCGTCGTCTCTGTGATGAACCCGACGCTGGTGAACGATGACTTCGTGTATCGCGGGAGCTCGCGCCCGACGTTCTCGGCCACCATGGATCTCACGCCGCAGATGGGGGTGCTCGTTTCGCTCTCGCCTACGACCGCTGGCCTGTCGCTGAAGCTGCCGCAGACGGCGGGCTTTCAGGAGGGCGGGCCGCATTGGAAGCTGCGCAATCTGAGCGGCAGCAACACTTTCCTCGTGACGGACAGCGCCATGAACACGCTGTTCACGATGCAGATCGCCGGCGATGCGAACCGACGCGACTCGTGCGAGATCTGGTTGAGCGACAACGGCCTTGGCGGCGTGGAGTGGATCGCGCTCACATGATCACGCAGGACACATTTTTTGGCGGCTCGCACATACAGTCTCTAAGCAGCAACTACACGCTGCACGTGCAGTTCGCGCGCCTGTATCAACTTCGAGGCACCGTTTCTGGCGTTGAAGTGACGCTGCCGAACTACACGCTCTCTGGCTTCGTTTGGAAGAGCGGGTCGCCGTTCTTTCTGATCTACAACTTTGGCTCGACCTATGCTTTGACCATCAAGAAGCACGACGGCACGACGGTCTACACGCTCGCTGCTGGCGAGGCTGTAGAGATCGACCTTGAGAACACATCCACCGACCCGAACGCTGGCAGCGCAAGCTGGGCGTGGAGCGCGCGTAAGCGGCTCAAGATGACCTAACCATGCCGACGATTGTCACCGGTATCGGATCTCTGAACCTGTCCGTCACGGGCGGTACGCGTTCTGGCAACCTGATCACGCTGACGTTTGCGAGCGTTCCTGCGAGCGTGGAGTTTGGCCAGCGCATCAACGTTTCGGGCGTCGGAGGCTTCACGGGTGTGAACGGCGAGTGGACGGCCTCAACCGTCACTAGCACCTCCATCCAGTTCACCGTGACTTCCGCGGGAGGCACGTACACTTCTGGCGGCACTGTTGGACGACTCTATGCAACGCCGGACGCGTGGAACACGGCGACGCAGGGCGCGATCGGCATTGGCAACATCAAAGTCGGAGAGATGTACGCAGACGGCACCGGCGTGTTCGAGCAGCTCACGCCGACCGTGCTTGCGTTTGGCGGGGCAACAGGTACGACGACGGCACAGTATCGAATGCTGCGCGCGTGGGGGACGCACTACTACAAGGCGCGCCTCGACTCTGGAGTGAAAATCCGCCGAGCGATCAACAACACCACGAACCCGCACGCTATTCGTATTTCGGAACCGTTCTTCAGAATCCAAGGTGTCGGCGTTGAGCTTGTGGACACGTACGTGTCTGGCGGATGGACGACGAATAACGTCATCAACTGCGAGGTCAACAACGTCACGATCCTGTCCTGCACGGTCATCAGCGGTGCCTATCACACGGCTGCCGCAGGAACTGTGAATGGCATCGTGGCACAGTCTGGAAGTTCGATCGCGTACACGACCGTCATCGGCCCGCAAAACCAGCTGGCGCGCGTTGGAAACGGAATCTTCTTTGGCGGGCTAGCAGCTGGCGAGATCACCAACTGCACGGTCTACGGCTGGGATTACAGTCTCGACGCCTTGTCGGGCGGGATTCGTTCGGCAAATACTCAGCTGCTAGTGACGAATACAGCGGTGTTCAAGCAGCAACGCATCGACCAAGCGTTTGCTGTTACTAGCGGGCGCGACATCAACGTGCCCGCGGGCCGAGCGTTCAACTGCATTACGAGCGACATCGTGTGGTCGCTTGGCTTGTCCGTCGGATGCGTGCAGGGCTTGCAAGCTGTTGAGGAGCTGGCCTACCCAGAGTTCCTCGATCTTCGACCTGTCGAGGGCTCGCAGTCCACGACGCAAAAGGTCGGTCAGGTCAATCAGACAACGTTCACAAAGGATGCCGAAGGCAACGCTCTTCCGACTGGCGCGGAAGGCTTGGTAAACATCGGAGCGTACAACCAGACGACCGTGCCGCAGTCGGTCGCGCCGATCACCGTGGTCGAAAAGACGATCGGCACCGGAGGCGACTACGCGACGATCGCAGCTTGGGAAGCGGACACCGACAATCACCTTGTCGGCTTGCAGCAGGTACAGCGGGGCTTCCTCCTTGACTCCTCGTACAACGAACAGATCACCATCAGCGGTGCAATCACCGATAAGCGCCGATACCGCGAGCTCCGATACGCTGGAGGCAATCGCTACGACGCGCTGAACAACACGGGCGCGTACGTCTACAGCGCGGCTGCGACTGGCGCGGTCATCAAGCTGGATGAGAAGTATGCGCGACTGACCGGCATCAAGGTCGAGAGCACGTACACGGGCGCAGCTGGAGCTTCGGGTCCAAACGTAGTTGAAGTCTCAAAGTCTGACTGCATCGTGGATGCCGTCGTGGCAGAGCAAAACAGCGTCACGGGCTCTTCAACGGCGACAACGTGCTTCCTTGTGTCAAGCGCCACGGCTGACCGCGTGCGCTTTCGCAACTGCATCGCGCTTGGGAATGGCAACACCGCTGGCGCGTCCGTCGGCTTTTCCCTGAACGGCATCGAGACGCGTGCGCAGAACTGCCTATCAACGCGTATGCGCCGCACGACTACCGGCACCTGCTTCACGTCTGCGGTATCGACCGTGCGCTTTGAGAACTGCTTTGCTGGCAACGGCGACGTAGGTTTCAACACTCCCGCTGGCACTCAACGTTACAACGGCTCCGTCGATACTACGGCGGCGGGCGTCGGCTCTCTTACGAGCGTAGTCGTGGCCGACACGTTCCAAGACGCGACGAACGGCGACTTCAGATTGAAGGCCGGATCTGTCTTGATCGACGCGGGCGTGCCGCTCGACCTTGAGTTCACCGCAGACGTGACGGGCGCGAAGTGGACGCGGCCTTGGAACATCGGACCGTTTGTGGCCTTTGTCGCGCCGCCCATGTATCCCGCGGCCAAGACCGCGCGCACGCATCGGTACTGCCCGATCTGGAAGATCCAGACAAACCTAGGCGACGAGCTGCGCATCGCTGGGCACGACTCGAACCTCTATCACAACGGCGAGCTCTACGAGGCTCAGAGCGGCCTCGACACGACGGCGTACCGCGCCGAAGGCGGTCTGCGCGATCACCAGCTCGAGGCGTTCGGCTTCATTAGCAGCGACCGCATCACCTACGCGGACCTCGACGCTGGGGTGTACCAGAACGCCAAGGTCACGATGTTGCTGGTTGACTGGAAGTACCCGTACCTCGCGCCGGTCCACAAGGCAGTCTTTTTCCTGCGGCGAATCCGCTTTGACGGCGAGCAGTGGCGCGCCGAGGCCGAGGGCTTGACGAGCGTGCTGAAGCGCACCGTCGGGCGCGTCTACTCGCCGCTGTGCCCGTACCAGCTCGGCTCACCGAATCCGCTGCCGAACGGGCGCGCGGGCTGCGGCGTGGACATCTCGCAGTTCACGGAATACGACATCGAAGTGGCTTCGGTCAGCGACGATCGACGCGTATTCCGCGCGAAATCCGCAGCACCTAACGAACTGCCGAGCTTCTCCGATCACTATTTCAATCAGGGCGTCGTGACGTGGACCACGGGCGCAAACATCAATCGCAGCGCGGATGTCGTGGCATACACCGACAGTACGCGTGAGCTTACGCTGGCGATCGAGCAGCCATTCCCGATCGCGGTCGGTGATCGGTTCAACATCGTGCACGGCGACGATCACACGATCAACACGTGCAAGACGCGCTTCGGCAACGAGGACAACTTCGGCGGCGACCCGTACATTCCTGGCTCCCAGCGCGCGTATCAAACACCGTGACCCAAGCACAAGTCATCGCGTGCGCTCGCACATACCTTGGGACACCTTGGAAGCATCAGGCGAGGCGTAAAGGCATCGCTGTGGATTGCATCGGCCTTCTCGTTGGAGCTTTCAACGAGGCGGGCTACGCGATCAACGACGTGACCGACTACGGGCGGAACCCGAATCCTCGCCGCCTCATGGAGCACCTCAACCTCTACTTCAAGCGGATGGCGCCGACGGGTGCGGAGCTCAAGGCTCAGGCAGACCGCGACGCATGGGAGAACGCTGGAGTTGGTGACGTGCTGTTGTTTAGTTTTGTGGGTATGGACGTTCCGCAGCACGTCGGAATCTGCACGGGCAGCAACTTGCTGCACACGTATCAGGGCGCAGGTATGGTCGTCGAGCACGCCATGACCGCGGACTGGCAGCGCGCCCTGCATAGCACGTGGAGGCTGCGCGAATGGCAACGCTAGTCGTCGCTGCGCTGTCCGCGGCTGGCACGTTTGGCACAGCCGGTGCGGTATCTACCGCCGTCTACACCGCCGCGGCTTACGCAGCTGCTGCCTACGTGGATTCGCTTTGGATCAGCCGCATCTCGCAGCCGGATCCGATCGAAGGCCCCAAAGCTGGCTCGGTGCGGCTCAACACGACCGAGGAAGGCGATCCGGTGCAGGAAGCCTACGGGCGCGAGTGCCGCGTCGCCGGTCACGTGCTCGACGTGTCCGAGCTCATCGAGGCGCAGAACACGACTAGCGCAAACGGCAAAGGCGGCTCGGGCGCAGAGTTCACCGAATACACCTACTCTTGCCACGCGATGATCTCCTTTGGCCTCGGGCCCGCGGAGGACATCACGCGCATCCGAGCCAACGGCAAGACGATCTGGGCCAAGTACCCAAATGTCTCGATCAACAGCACGTTGATCGCTGGAGTGGTGACGCGTGTTTCCAACGCGTACTACACGCAAGGCACTACGTTCGCGTCCAACAATGCGACGTGGAATAACACGGCAAAGACGCTGACCTTCAGTACCACGACCGTCATCGAAGGGTACTACTCAAGCACTAACAACCCGCAGCCGGTCACGGACCTGATCGGGCGCATTGTTACAGTGCTAAATCCGAGCGCCGTTGGATTGAACGGTGCCAGCTTTGCGATCACAGCCGCTTCGGTAACCGTCTCCGGAGGTGTTCGTACTTACGTGCTGACTATCGGGTCCGCGACCGGAGTATCGAACGGCACGCTGTCGATCCAGATCGACTCTGGAACGCCAACGAACGCTGGCACGGTGTGGTATCTGACGATGACCTCCACATCGACGCTGGCAGATCTCTCAGAGATCCAGATCGGCGGAAACTATCTTCAAATCACTGCGCCCGCAGGAGCGGTCGGAAACTATCAGGTCGTGGACTCTGGCACGAACGCTGATAGCACGACCTTCTGCAAAGTGAGAGGCACGGGTGCGAGCGCGCCGTTTGCTGCGTTCAGTAGCGGCACGACGGTCACCTTGTTTCAAAACAACCCTAGCTTCTCGCCTAAGAAGATGGCCGAGGCTCCAAACTTCCACCGCGGCGGCGTCAGCGGATTGCTCGGTGCGGAAGATGCTCCGGTGGATGAACTCTTCGCCAGCCTTCGCGCGCCGAATCCCGTGCCCGCTTATCGCGGGAAAATCGTTGTCACGTTCAAGGGCTTGCAACTCTTCGACTACGGCAACACGCTGCCGCAGTTCGAGGCCGACATCGTGCAGAGCAGCACCGCCGAGGTGAAGGATTACATCGGGCAGGTGTGCCGCGATGCAGGCCTTGGCGACGAAGAGTTCGAGGCCGACGCGATCACGAACACCCTGCTCGGCCTCCCGATGCGCGGACCCAGCGACGCCCGCGACCGAATCGCTCCGGTGCTCATAGGATACGAGCTGGTGACGAGCGAGAAGGACGGCGTGCTGCGCTTCTCGTATCGCAAGGACGTGCCGACGGCGACGGTCGATGCGCAGGACTTGAGCGCGCGCGAAATCG